ACAATAAGACAACATCTAAAGAACAAGACGCTAAAAGCTTTGTACCAGCTAAGGACTCTAAGCCGTCAAAGGCAGGCTCTAAAGGTCTTGGGGCAAAATACAATATCTAGTTAATTGAGGGAGAGACTCACTTAGCACACATAACCAATCCCCTAGAATTAGGGGATTTTTATTTTAATTTCTTACATCTATTGCCAATATATTTATTGCGTGATCAAATTAATGTATGAGGCTTCTAACAATTGTACTCCCATTAAAACCAGTAAGTACCAATACTTACTTAGAAATGAATCGGCGAGGTCATGTCTATACCTCCTCCGAGACAGTCAAATTCAAGGAAGCTATTGTAGATTTTTTAGAGCTAGTCAGGGAAGACTTACTGAGCTTTAGAAAAACACTCACTGACAAGAGAACAATACTAGAAGCCTCTTATTTTTTCTACATCCCAGAAGAAGTATTCTACACAGTCCAAGGAGATTTAAACAGCCATTGCTATGACTGGGATAACTCAATAAAGGTCTTGCAAGACTGTGTATTTTCATTCTTAGTATTTGATGACCGTCATGTAAAAAAAGCTCACGTATCACTAATACCTTCAGATAAGCACTGCATCAGTATTTTGTTAAAAGAAACAACCGTAAAATATAAAAAATCACCAAGGATTAAGCATGGAAGAAAATCAGAAAGTGGTGAGAGGAATCTCAAAAAGACACTGCAACGCCCTAGTAAATCTAGCAAAGTACCTAGACATTTACGAAGTAAGCGTAGTAGAACAAAAACTAGAGGAAACAAATAAGATCACCACCAACAGCAATGTGTTTGATAGGTACATTGAGATCGTGGGTAAAATGGTAACTAATGAGGTAGTTTATGGGTTGCATTTTTCAGACGGAGTGGTTTATTTTCTTACAGATAGAGACGGAGATATTCGTTGCTTTGTTGAAACAGGTGACTTCTCAGATGATGAAGATGATTACGACATATTCGATATGGGCAAAGATCTATCTCCTAAATTTCTTTTACAACATATTTACCTAAACTACTCCTTTACTAAGAATATATTAAAGAATAGCATAGAGAAAAAAATAGAACTTTTACAGGAGGACAACTAATGATTTCAGCATTTACAGAACTAGAGCAAGCTATTGAGAATGATACAGTAAACTTGCCAGAGACTAGTCAGAAAGGGTTTAGTACGATTGACGTAAAATCAAGAAGAACTTACTTACAAAATTTCTGCTTACACCACTTAGAAGGAAATTACGCGATATTTAAAAGAGATGAAGAGTTCACTGTAATTTTCTCGTACCATTGGAGTTTCGGACTTCAAGCAACAGTGCAAAAAAAGTCGGATAACACGGTAGGTCTAATAACTCACAACTCTGCTATGCAATTATTGGTTGAATTTATTGCTAAATATGATCTACCATTTAACATAACTGAGAAGTTAGTTATTTATGCTACTTCTCAGCTAGGTAAGGAAATTTCTCAATTTATTGATAATGCACTAGCTTCATTGGCAGAGTCTAAGAAATAGGTATGTTTTTAAATATATGGGTGATGACATCAACTGTCCACCCATTACCTATACCTTTATACCTTTGAGTATCTGATACTTTTTTAATAATCCCATTAAAATCTCCATACTCAGTGTATTTTTCTGGAAGTGTTTGTAGTCTCTCACACTCTAATGGAGTTAATCTACGAACACCCCATACTTCATCGATTAATAAATTGTTATGCTCCCAGCAAGAGGAGCCAATTGTAGGACATTTCTCATCAAATTTTGTCTCGCCTTTATTGTACCCTCTAGGTCTCTGTACCATATAAAGTCCGGTCTTAGCTCCTTGCCCTCCTCCGACAGCGGATAGTGTGACACTTTTAGCAGCAATGTCGTATACCCTACTTCCCTGACCACCCTTCCCAATATTAAATAATCTGTAGGGGACATCATAGACATAGGGGTCGGAAATAGAGCACTTAGCGTACCTGGCGGTTAATGTAAAGGACTTAAGTGTTTCCTCCCCCATCGGCATAAACCTACCATTAAATCCGCTTTTTTTATTTAGAAACCCACCCACTAATTTTTGACTTAAAAAATACTTCTCATCAACAGCGCTACTAGGCTCTAAAATATCTTTTAGATATACCTTCTTATCCTCAGGGAGGGTGACTATAGGAATATTAGTCCAATATAGTCTTTTCCTAGACTGTGCAGATAAAAGTGATGAGTTTATTTTAATTGGTTGCACACCTAAAATACCGCTAATAATATCTTGAATCTCTTTCTTCATCACTACATTTTCCAGTAGAAAATATTTTGGGTTTGTCTCCCTAATAGCTCTAACAAACTCAAAAAATAATTTACTCCTAGGGTCTTCAAAGTTTAGTCTTTTGCCTGCTACGGAGAACCCTTGACAGGGGCTACCGCCAATCACTAAATCAATTTCTTCTAACTTAGTAAAATCTATCTGAGTAACATCCCCAAGTCTCTCAATACCTGGGCAGTTCTTTTTAGATATTGCCTCAGCGTACTTGTCTATTTCACAAGCATAGTACTTATCTATTCTAATACCAGCCCTCTCTAGCGCTAAATACCCACAAGAAATTCCATCAAATAAACTCAAAACTCTCATACTTCCACATCTCCTAAATTAATTTTTTTAGAACTATTCACTTTAGCGCCACTGTACGCCCTACTTCCTTCAAGGTATACTCGACTATTGGGTATGTCCGCTCGGATTATCCTCTCACAATCTATCCAATAATCTACCATACTATTAAGCCACTCAGTCTCGCTAGGTATCTCTCCTGCTTTTATTAGCCGTCTCTCTGCCATTCTCATAGCATCCATTTGAACCTGAGCGTATTCCACATAGTCATTCACATAACTTCCATCACTGGCTTTTTCAGTAAGCATATTGATAGTTCTTCTGTAAAATGCGGGAGCAGACATCAAACAACTTCTCTCAAACCCAGGAGTGACATACATTTGCATTTGCTCTCCAACAGCATAGTCGAATTCTTCAATTAGGAAGCTATATAGCGAAGCTAAAAAATAATCATCACTACTCAGATTAAATATTGTTTCAAGTTCCTCCTTACTAAATCCAAACTCCTGCAACTTCACAGTAGCTAAATCAGGAAGAAAAAATCTCCTATCATTAGGGGTTAAGTACAGATTTCTATGATAGTTAGCCGCTAAAATAATAGAACATTCATTCTTGATTTCTTTCTGATTTTTGAATTTCTCCTGGATACCCACGTACTCATTCATCTCTCTTTTAAAAGCCTCATTCTGGGCCTGATCTACTTTAGCTTCATCAAATAGGATTATAGTTTTATTTTTTAAGTATTCATTAAATCCTCCAGCCATCTCCTTAACCGCAAAAGAATTACCTTTTCCATGGAGTGCCATAACTACCTTAGAAAATAATGTCTTCCCTGTCCCTTGTAATCCAATTAAACATAAAGCTAAATCTTGCCTTTGAAACATTGAGGAGGTAACCCACTCCAATACTTTTCTTCTATGTTCCCTATTAGGGAATAATTTGCTAATAAAGTTAAAAAATAATTCTAGCTTAGGATTATCTGGGTCTGCTTGTAGTTCCCTATAAGCGGGGACGTTATAAAGGTTATACTCTAGATACCCATAGTTTGTGTCATAGAACTTCTGGTATCCTCTAATGTAAACTGGGGCAACAGTTTTATGGTTTTGCCTAAACCATAACGCATACACTTCTTTTGCTTCTTCAGTATCCATGTACTTGGTTAATTCCATCTGAAAAGATAGCCTAGTAAAAATGTCCACTTCTTTATTGAGTATCGGGTCAAAGAATAGATCGGACACTGTATCCCCTGACTTGTATGAGAGACACCAAAGATTACGCAATCTCGATACCTCATCACTCTCTTCTTTGGATAGTTTAGTTCTAGCTTTAAGCTCGGCTACAAGTTCATCTAACTTCTGTTCATCATCAATATACTCACCTACGTCACTAAACTTTACCCCACCAACCCCAGCGAGACTTTTTAGAAATTCTTTAACATCCAATTGAGATATAGGTCTAGCCTTTTTTAAGTAGACTGAATGTTTAAATAGTTCTTTAGATCTATTAATTGTTACTGTATCCCATATTTTTTTGAGTGCTTCACTTCTCATTAATTGCTCCCCTACAATCACACTGCCATCTTTTCAACAAAACTCTTTTTTTCCATAACTAACTTAGATAACTTCTCATCTAATTCGTTAAAGAATAGCGTGTAGTAAACGCAAACTTTTGTTTGATTTTTTCTCTTGATTCTAGCCTTAGCTTGAGCGTAGTCTTTATAGGTGAAAGGTAGGTCATTGAAAATCATCCTTGAGGCCTTAGTAAAATCATGACCCTCACCTCCGACTTTATATGTACATACAATCCCGTTGTAAGCTATATCATTAAATTTAGCTACAGAAGCCTTAGTAAATTGATTAGTAACACCGCCAATTAAATGAGGAATTTTTAATGTTGTGCTAAGCTCTAAACAACTATGCCTATGGTCAGTAAACAACACTGTACTTTCACCATCTTCCGATAGTTGGTTAAACAATAATACGGAGAATGCAGACTTAATTTCCGCACTACGTCTCTTAGCTGTCATGTAAGCGTCTTCATCATTTTCTTCATACGCTTTTTTCATTTCATCAATTAGTGATTTAAGACTTTCTTTAGTTTGTTTTGGCAATCTAAATGACTCACTATCAATATAAATTTTATGTTCAACCTCCTCTAAGTGGCCTATTATTTTAGAACTATCTACAGACTTCATGAATACTTTTAGGTGCTCATGTAGTTCCTCTCTATTTTTAACTCCATAAAACTTAGTCACTTCTCTAAACTCTCTTTGCCCGCTTACAACCCTACCAGTAGGTATTTTCATAAGTCTTGACAGACAATACTTGTTCTGAAATGCCCATAGCTTGAGGGGTATGCGGCGATTATCCGCATTAAAAACGGCGTGATGCAGAGACATAATTCTAAAATATGGGAAGTAATCCGCAGCCGAATTCACCATCGGAGTCCCTGATAACATGGCAAGATATTCAGGACGGACTAAATTTAGCATAGCCACTATTGCCTCAGTCCTCTTGGACAATATGTTTTTAGCGTAGTGAGCTTCGTCAATGATCACCATATCCCAAGAGCCTATTTTATTTTTAAGTTTTTCATAATTAATAATTGTAAACTTACTTAGAAACTCTCTCCCAAAAAATTTAACGATCTCTCTTCTCCATACGTCAATTAGGGATTTAGGGCATATAATTAGCACATCTTCACGTCCAGTGTTAAAAGCTACGTCAAGAGTCATTAGAGTTTTTCCTGTACCCATATCACTAGAGTTAAAAAACCATTTTCTTTGAATATAAAAATTTACTGCTTCTTGTTGCTCTGGTAGCAATGTATAACTAGGCATACTTCACCACGCCTTGTTTAGCTACCATATCATAATACCAAAGAGAATATTTGGCTTCCATATCATCACATACATCATGTACTTGAGTGTTTTTAGGGTTAGTAAACCAGCGAAAGTATCTAAACCCATTAGCAAATATTACTTCAATTTTTTTCTCAGTCTCCCATATACGGTGAATTTTATGTATTGACTGCGCAGACAACTTAAAGACTTTTGTATCTTTTATACTGTAGTCAGAAGAATACCTCTTATAGAATTCGGACACACAGTCCCCTTCCATAGTATCTATCTGAATACCATTAAACCAATTTTGCGAACTTGAATCTAGCATTTTTACTCCCTTATTTTTGTTTGATGTAAAGAGGGTAAATTATTCCACCATAAAGTGTCAACGAATATTAAAAAAATGTATTAAATAATTTTCTTTAGTATGCTCAACTATAATTTGAGTAGGGGCCTCACCATCGCCAAAGCCGTTAGAATCAGCGTATTGGTCATTAGTGACAAATGACCCATTGCATAAGTAACGTCCGTCAAGAAGAGTTCTTGCAGAATGATAATGACCCATACGAAAACCAAAAATTTCTTTATTAAATAATTTTTCTCTTTTCCTCACATGATTCCCAATATCCGTCATGTGAAATTTAGAGGCGTAATCTCCGTGTTCAAATAAGTAATTTTTCCCGAGTATTTTTTCTACATGATACGAGTCATCTGGTATAATGAAAGATACTGAAGGATTCATTAAGCTTAGTGCTTTATATATAGTATATGTAAAGTAGGACGTTCCTACATTATGATTAGTTTTATCCCTGTGCACTCTATCATGATTTCCTGCAATACCTATAAATAAGATATTAGAACACTTTAACTTTTTTAAAAAATCATTCATCACCTCAATTGCATAATATACTTGCTCAGCATCCGTCATCTCACAAGACTCCCATTGTCTTTGGTGCATGAATGAAGAGTGAATTACATCTCCGAGAGATGCGATTATTATTTTTGAAGGTTTTAGTGAGTTTACTTTATTTGCAATTTTATCTAAACCCTTTACTACACTAGAAAAATCAAAACTTTTAGTCTTTAATCCTATGTGTATGTCGCTTAAAACTATCTCTACGACCTTGTCTTGAGAATTACTAAGAGGTCTACTACTTCTAACTTTAGGTATTTTTTTATTCTTAGTTAATATCTCTTTAAGTTCTTGCTCGAATGCTAATTTATTTTTTAAATAGTTGGTTTGTTTTTTTAAAGAGCTATTTTCTTTTTTAGTCCGATGGCTACTAACCATTATTTTATAATCCACTAGGTCTTTATCCGATTCAGTGTCGGAAGACTCAAGAATTATTTTTTTAATATAGTATTCAGACATTACTATATTATGTTTTGCTTTTAATTCTCTTTGAATTGCTGGAGTCTTTAATTTTTTCTTGTGTAGTGCCAAGATTTTTTTATTAATTATTTCCATACAATTAAAATCTTAGCACATCTGGCCCAAATAGAATTTTTCTTGACACTATAAAAATACCGTATTCTAATTTCTTATGGAAAATATATACTACATAGCAACAATCGTATTTCTTTTTGGACTTATTCTCATAAGAGAATATTTCTCATATTCAAATTTTAAAAGGCTTAATTTAGAAAACAAAATACTACACGCAATCTGTAGTAGCTTACTAGAAAGACTAGAGAAAGGAGATAATAATGCTTGAGTGTATGCTGTGTATATGTTTTGTGCTAACTACGGTATGTTATATGATTACTACATATAAAAACATACAACATCTGGAGAGAGGGAATCGCACCCATGCTGATCTATATCTCGTATTGAAGAGAAAAATTGAGATGGAAGCTGATAAATTAAGATTGGAGATAAAATGCAAAACGGAAAAGTAAAAATATGTAGGAGAAGTAAGTTGGCTATTGCATGGAATCTAGCAATAAGTATAGCAATTTTCCCGATAGTGGCTCTACAAGAAATGCTAAGCAAACTATATCTAGTAACTTTCTACATAGAGGGAGATAAATTTCCTATATTTTTGAATGAGGAAGATACCCACCCATATTTATGGTTAAATTTTTCTGGGTTTTTCAAGTATGCTATAAAAGGGGATTTTTTAGCCCTATGCTCTAGTATTAGATTATCTGTACTAACATGGTACAATAAACATAAACCAACAAAGGAGAACGTAATGGAAAAGAAACCAAACATGAAAAAAGTTGCTGAGATTAAAGCTGTTAAGGCTGCAGCTAAGAAAACTGCACAAAAAGTGACTGCCAAAAAAGCTACAAAAAAAGTAGTTGCAAAGAAAACTACAACTAAAAAAGTAGTTGCAAAGAAAACTATTGCCAAAAAGAAATAATTAGGCTACTATCTATTTACTTAGTTTTTAAAATTGGCTAGGTAGGAACAGCAAGTTGTAGAGTATTAGGGTTTTGTTTTTTATTCCTTATTTAATTTTTCCCTAATACTCTACTTCCCTTGAATCAAGAAAATATAATCTCTTAAATCCTTAAATCCAGCCTTATCAAGACAAGCATAATTCTCTATGAATACCCATTTAATCTTAGGCTTGGATATACTGGAATTCCCTATAGAGGTACAACCTAATATGCTAAAGGCTATTATTAAGCTTATCGCTATCTTTTTCATTGAACCCCTCTTCAATAGTTTTATTTGATTTCTCCCGCCGATAAAGATTAATAGTATCCCTCAACATCTCAGCAAAAAGCCTTAATAAAATGATGAGGGAATTCATTACTTTCTACCTTTTAAAGCTTCAAGAACCTTATCCGCAAATAGTAAAAACACATCGAATAGGTGGTTCACCTTTTCATTTTTACTTCTAAGCAGTGCGTAGTCAATTAGGTGAGCAATTAGCCCAGCAAAAAATACTACTAATCCTTGGTTGTCTGCGAAAAGTACAAGAGCATTGTTCAGTAAATCATTCATTTTCCTCTCCTTTGTTAATGGAAAAATTGGTCTAGGACATAATCTATGGACTCAGCTACCGTGTTTTCTACATCTTGAATTTGTCGACCATTAAGTCCTAAATAGGGTCTTGCAATGACATTGCCAAATCCTTCTTGTTGAAAAATTGCATACGGTAGAGTTGAGCGCATAGTTATTGTTTTATTTATAAAATCAAATTCAGAACCTTTTTTAGGTTCTATTAGTGATCTAAGTAAATCCCCACTTCTTTGCAGTAGTGGCTCAGGGGAGAATCCTTTTCTCTCTCTTATAGTCCTAGTAGTGTCAGACATAGGCTTCCAAGCAACTCCATCAGGGCTTTGCTGCCTGTCAAAGTTTTCTTTCGTATATTTCGTTAGCAATACCCATACACTAATATACGGCCTATACCCAAAACCCTTACCGGAAAGAGCATCTCTTCTTAGTCTCTTGGAGTCTTGCAATAATCTATAAATATTGGTCGTAATTGATACTGCCATATTAATAGCTCCACTTAGCATTTATTGGCCTAGTATCCACATGAATGAATCCCTTATTACGTCCGTCACCGATAGCTGTAAATACAGTCCTAACTAACATCATTAGTCTTAACATATCCGTAGCTTGAATATCTGCTGCATGCCCAAAAACGTGCATAGATTTAGGGACTCCCCCAACTTTAGCGTTATGTTCTTTACACCTATACCCAGACATTATCTTAATAGGTGACCCTAGAGCGAGTCTTATTTTCTCTAGTCTATTTAATAGTTCTGTATCTACTTTCTGAATCTCACATTTCCCACAGGAACACTCAAATTCCTTAGTAGTGAAGTTATTTGATATTTTCTTATTTTCGCCTCTTTTAAATTCAATAATCATAAAACCTCCAAAGTAAATTCATAAGGAATAGCCTGATAAACAACCCCTGTAACATAGGGTATAATTCTTAAATCATAAGTCCCAGGGAGCATTTCAATATAGAAATTAGTTGAAGTAACCGACTGACTTCCACCATTAACTAATAACGGAACACCTAACTGAGTTTCAACTCTAAACCCTGTACAGTTAGTGCCATCAACCCAGAAAGTAACTACCTCGCCTTCTTGTGTAGTGACCACATTAGCTATTCTACTAGTTAGTAGCTCATTAGAGTCAGCCATCGGTAGTGGGAAAGGGGTATAGTCGTATTCAGCACTATATAGTATCGGGTCATCAGGAATTGCCCTAATAGTAAAAGCTACTGCCTGCCCATCATCTGTACGATCATCTTGAGGTTGGACTTCAATAATCTTTGCCAGTTGCCCTAGATTACCTATCTGCCCTAAGTGAATTATTACATCTTCCTGTACAGTCCCTTGAGCAATAGATAAAGGATTTTCTTGTCCATCATTTGACATATAGTGAGGAAATAGTGTTGCATTAGGCTTCAATGCCCCTATAAAAGTAATTAGTCCTGTTTCATCTACAGATACTTCGAATGTTTCGATAGTATTATCTACGTATCTAACAATAGCTCTTTGTAGTGTGTTTATGGGTCCTGGCATTTCTTCCATCATATCTATTGTCGCCGTAAGAACTTCATTAGTGTCTTCATTGATTGTGAAACAATGAACTCTGTCAGTATATAAGTGGTTTAATATATCATGACTAATATAAATACGTGTTCCACGGCTTAGTTGCGCGCCTTCTTGACCTGTTGTGAAAGTGTATGTCTTACGGTTGTACCAAGTACGGTAACAAGCTATTTTAATCTCTCTTTCAGCTTCTTCTTTGCTTGTAATTCCAATAAGAGGTACTTCAAGAATATTTAAGCTGTCGGTCTCAGCATAAGGCACTTGGAACTCAACATAGTCCGCCTCATAGTCTTTTTCTTTATTTGAGAAAGAGCCTTTTATCTTATACGGCAATTGACCCAAAGCATACTGGATATTGAATGAGTCTAATTCTATGTTTGACATACCGAAAACAAACTCTACTGGGGATTCTTCTTCCCATATTACTCCGAGCTTACCTGTACGGTAAAAATCTACTGAGCCTCTTCCTCGTGCTGCGATTAAAGATAATGCACTCATTCCTGTTTCTTCACCTAGGAATACATGATTAAAATTTAAGCTTTTATCATTACAAAAAATCCACCATCTCTTAATTGATACTAGGTCGATCTTGTCTAAATCATAACCTAATCCTGCTATACGATAAATTGATGAAGCCTGAGGGCCGGTAGTGAATCCTAAAGTGGGAGCTGTTGGAAATGTTGCTCCGGTATGATTTAAACCAGTTGCAAAATAACCTAAAGCCATAGTGAGGAATACATCGGCGGGGTTAGAGCTAAAATCCCAAGTATAGTCATCAATAAGAGGGACATACTTCCATATTTTAGCTCTAACTCTAGCGTTGTATGTCCTTGCTGGCTCTGATTTATTTGTGGACATTATTAGGAGTCCTTCACGATTTTCCGCATAATGCTTAACCCGATCAAAAGGGTTAGGGGCGTAAGTTACTTGTCTAAATGCTTTTATACTAGTTACTGAAAGTCTCTCCACCGATTCCGTATCAGTTGGGTCTGGTGTCATTTTGTATACTACTACTCTATGATTAGGAAATAGGAATACTCCCGATAAGTAGCTACTGATTGTAACTCTAATCTGCTGTTTATTGTTACCAATTAGTGTAAAGTTATCTGTTAGTGGCAGGAACAAGCCTCCGTCATTGTAGAATGATAAGTAGGTTCTAGCATTAGTAGTCTTGTCCTCAACATAGCAAGCAATAGTTGATGTTAAGTCCACATATCCTGAGCCGTTTGATTTTAGCAGCTGTCCTTCAATATCTACTTCGATTCTTTCGGTATCTTCTGGTAAGTCTCTAATGAGAGCGTTATCTGGGTACGCCACGTTATCCGAAGAGAGTAACTCCCCTCCCTCGAATACTTTTACACTTTCCCAAGGAAAATGAAGCTCCCCTGTTTCAGGAATTACTATGGCACTAATAGCCCACCCTTCATCGAATACAAAACCTTTAGCTGTCTGGCTGTAATAGGTGTTTGATAGTTGAAGTAGTGGCGTATTTTCTAGGCGACGATCATCTATGAATAGATCGCCAAGCCCGAAGCAAAATGAGTGTATTAACATTTGCCTAGGGGTTACGGCGGTATACGCCGCCACATTGTTTATAAATGCTGGAGAGTTTTGAGTTACTCTCACGTTATTAGCTGGCCCGAATAATAGCGGATGTGGCTGACAATAAAGTATTCCATTACTATTTTCAAAGGAGAAACTGCCATATAGTGAACCTAGATTGCCGACGTATGTATATTGGGTATTTGCAAGCCAAGCCGTGAATCCGTCAAAGGTTATGGTACCCCAATAGCCAATAGGTCTGCCGATAAGTGGTTCCCCTACTATAGAGTGGTTGCTTACTGTATCGCTGGCATACAGTATTGGCAAGTTCTGACTCATCGTATTTGTCTTGTAGCTCCAATAGATTGTATTAGTGGCAGATATATTCCCCCCTGAACTCCATGATTGGGACACAAAAGGAAAGTTAGCTTGTAAATGATAAAGTTCTCCTGGAGTTAGGTTGTTAGGAGCATAGACTCTACAGTTAGTTTTTAGTGCACTTAATGTGAATGTTGGGAATACTGAACCCACTATTACAATAATGATGTTTTTATTAGTAACTAACCCTAGAGGGCCTGACCATCTACTAACAAGAAGTATCGTAGCATCTACTGGCGCATTTACCGCTGCTCTAAAAGAGTCCAATAAAAATACTTCTCGGTGATTTACTGCACTTAATAGGGTGCCTGAAGCCCCAACAATATTTATATTGGTTCCTGATAAAATTACCTCTAGTCCTTGATTATAGACTACACCGCTAGGTACTGTACTAGGTAGGTCTGCGATAATTATTCTAGATCTCGCAAATTGACTAGGTGTGAAGCTAGTTGTTATTGTAGTAGGAGGAGGCGTAACTCCCGAATAAAATACAGTTCCGTTTATCCCGTAAAGATATTTAGAATAGGGAGTAGCCGTATAGTCAGGACTATACCTTATTTCCCCTACTGGAAGAGGTAAATACTCCAATTGTCTTGCTTGGTTTCTTGCTGAAACTACTGAGAAAATATTAGTTTCAATCTGTCCTTCTTGGCCTTGAGCAAGTTTAGCCGCACGTCTTAGTAAATATGTCGATAATATTGTTCCTGTAATGGATACTGCTGCTGAATATGCGGCAAAAGCTCCTGGAGAAGCTGCTCCTGCTGAAGCAATACTTAATACTACCGCAGCTACGGCCGTAGCTATTTGAACAATTGTTCCAAGAGTTTTTTTAGTCCTAGCTCCACCATTAAGTATTCTGAAGACTTGTACTCTGTCTCCTGAGGCGAAAGTTGTATTCTCATTGCACTCATCTAGGACTACGTCGTTTACCATAACACATAGTGAATCAGTATTAATATTAAATGCCTGTTCAATCTCATAAAAAAATAATGGTGCGTCCATGCTCTTTTTTGATACAGGGGCAAACCCATCATTATAGGAAACCTCTACAATACTCTCAATTAAATCCATGAGTAAATCCCCTCAATATAATACCCTACTAATTTTATATGTCTTAATTTATGTCTGAATAGTCCCTGATTAGGCATATAGTGTAGGACGTATGCTTCACCGTTCATCTCTATATACAGGCCTATATGACAACCCCTCTCAGTTAAACTCATTAATACTAAGTCGCCTTCTGAGAATACTTGTCTTTCCTCAACTAAACAAAATTTAAATAGCTCTTTTTGTATGCGATTACTATTTTCTTTCTCATCAGAAGTCCCTTCAAGAAATGAGAAGTTTTTTCCAAATATTTCCCTAAGCACTACCTCAACAAACTGAGAGCAATTTTCAAAGGATTTACCTAAATATTTATCGCTCCAATGTGCTATCATTAAAATAATCCTGGATAGTTTTCTGCTGTGTAGGCTATACGCACAAACTTCTTTAGGAATAGCTGATGAATTGCAAGCTTAATTGTTATATAGCGAATATCTGCTGTGAGATCAATTGCCTCTAAGCTGATACTTCGTTCAACTAAATCAGGCTCGCATCTTCTTATTTGTTTAATATCAATTATTGAGTTTAATCCACCATTAGATTGTTCAATGAATCGCATTAGATTTCTTCCGATATTACTTATGCGGATAGTTGCTTCTGGTGTGCGATCATATTCATCATATATAGTTTGAAAAGCCATCGGTACGGCTAAATATGTATTTCCGTTAGAGACTATATCGACACTATCTTGTACTAAGTAAATTGGCTCAAGTAAGTACGGATTACGGATTTCTACAAGTATTAATACAGGCTCATCAGCACTGAGTCTAGCGTAATTTACTCTTAACTTCTGAGAATAGTTTATGCTCATATTTTAGTTTACCTTATACTTTATTCTTTTAAAACTAAAAACTAATTACAAGTGGAGCACTCTGAAATCTCTCCGTAGGTCTCCATGAATAGGTTAGCCTCTGCGTACATACCTCCTTGCTTCACGCCTAAGTTAAAAGCTAGATCAATATCCTTAAATCTCATTCTGCGCCAAGCTTTCCTAACAGGGTCTAGGAATAAAAAGAAATCTGCTCCTGAATTAAGCTCGCAGTTATACCATTCAAGAAATAATAGATAATCTTCTCTGCTACATATATGTATACGGCAACGAACTTCGTACTCAGGACGGATATTTTTAGGTCTTTGTTGTGAGAGACCCTTCTCAAATCTGACTTTAACCAATGATGATTTTCTTTCTTCTGAATAGTCCGAAGATAGTACCGTAGCTATTTCATGTGGAAATTTAGTCATTTAAAATACTCCTCTTTGAGACAACCCATAAGAAGACTTCATGCTTTTATTTATTGAGCCGTTACTTCTTTGGTCACTAATGATAATCTCAGTAACAAGCCCCTCAAGAGTTCTTTTAGTAATCACATTGTCTTGTTGTATAGGGGTAGAAGTGTTATTAATAATTTTTACTCCTGCGGTTTGAGAAGTCGATGGGAATGAGCTACTAGCTACTTCCCCTCCAGAGGCATATCTACCAAGGCCATCTAAGTTTGCTCCAAGATTGGTCATAGAGCTTAAGATGCTCACTGCCCCGAAGTCTCCTCCCCCGAGACGGTTTAACTTTTTAATGATGTCTCCACCGAGTGTTTTCTTTAGGGCTTTTGTAGATCGTGCGGTAAGTACAGCCTCACCACTGGATAACGCTACAATGTTAGAGTCTGAAGTCCCCGAACCTAGCCCATGAACTTCCCCTCCTGTCGCTTTAGTAAAAGTCAGTAATGAGCCTGAGCTACTAGGTATAGGGAAAGTGGCTCCGTTTTCTGTCTTAGGTGTTTTAGAAAATGCCCCCAAGACAGAGTTTAGTATTAGTGTTTTAATATATGTTTCTACAATCTGCTTAGCTACTTGCTGTAGATTTTTAGTTAAAGCTGTACCAAAGCTCTCTGAGGCATCTGCCGCCCTAAAGAAAGCGTCACTTACTCCTTCAGTAAGGCTTCTAAGAGTCTCCATCTGCTTTACTTGCCTAGCTCTAGCCTTTTCTTCTTTCTTAGCTACTGAGTCAGGCAATTCTTCAGCTATTTTATTTAATCCTTGATTGGCCCCCTCGGCTACCTTCTTTAACCCTAGAGCTGATGACTCCCCTCTAATCTTAAAAAGTAAGTTATCTATTTTTGTAAGCAATGCTACTTTATTTTGTATTGTAGTGTCATCAATAATAGTATCAATTAATGCATTACCTTTAGCTGCATCATACTGGGACGGGAGTACAGAAAATACTTCTGTGACTTGCTGTTTAATATCCTTAGCACTTTGTGCTGCTTTATCTTTAGCTATTTTATCTAAACCTATTAATTTTTCTAAATAAGTAGCTTGTCCCTCTAGTGAAGGGGATACTAATCCAGCATCTAATGCACCTTTGATAGAGGATACTATTTGGGATATATCTTTTACTGCTAAGTTATCATTACCTGAACGAATGCGTAACTTGTCTAGCAATAGCGTATTAACTTTATCTAGGTTGATATTCTTAGCTTGCTTGCCTAGCTCTTTTTGTAGCTCATCTATGTATGTTTCAGCAGATGATTTTGCTGCTTTGCTTGCACCGGCCCCTGCGGTGCTCTCCCTATCTCCTGTAAAGGCTAAGGCCGCCTTGTCTAGGGCTTCTTTTTCTTTTTGTATTATTGGGTTAAGTTGGTTTGATCTCTCTTGCAAGGCCTTAGATTGGTTTTCTAAATCAATAAGTATTTTTGACTTGTTTTTTATGTCTTCTTCAAAAGGTTTTGTATATACGTTTGGCGACAATGCGTTAGTTGGTTGATTAGTTTTGGAAAGTACTCCAGAGCCAGCTATCTCTTTTTTTATTTCTAAGTCTTCTTTATCTTGTCTTAATATATCCCTTGAGAACAATCTTTTAGACTCTAAAACCCTTGCTGCGACTATTTCTAAATCTATCTGTCTTTTTAGGTTGTCAATTGCCTCTTTGTCAGATGACTCCCTAGCTTTTAAGATTAAGGCGTTCCTAACATCCCCCGCAGCAGGTAGTCCCTCAAATGCGGCTGTTCTAGCTAACACATCTGGATTCCCCTGAGTTTGTATCTTCTTTACTTCCAATTGGCTTTTTAGTTCTTTTATTCTCTTATCTAAATCTGATAGTCCCTTATCTGTAACATCTAACCCATCCCCTCTGATTAGTCCTTTTCTTATGTTTGTCAATTCTTCAATCTTTGATACTAATTCATCGGAGGTTAATGATTTGTCCAAACTCTTCTTGAACTGGTCTCCAAATCCTTGAATAGCCGCCAGCGTGGCATAATATTCTTTTTTTATGCTCGTAAAAAAGTTAGAGAAACTCTTACCTGATTCGGCTTGCAGTCTATCGTATGAGGCAACTATAGCATCTACATCAAATTGTAATGACCTCTGTAGCTCCTCGGCAGCCACAGATGCTGCGTTAGTTGACTTGGCCATCTGCTTTTGAATATCTATGAACTTCTCAAGGCCTGTTCCAGTTAGCCCGAGAACACCTTGCAGTGCTCGAATATTTGTGAAAATGTCTGCTAACTCCCCGACATTCCCTTTAGTGGCTTTCTCAAGTCTAGCCATGTATTCAGCTAGTCCTAAAACTTTTATCTGTGTTAGCTCTAGCCCTTTAGGTAATTTATCTTGTTGTTTGATTAGTTGATTGAATACGCCCTGCAACTGTATCGTTCTTTCCCTAGTTGTTAGCCCCTGTGTTGTTAGCCCAGCAAGAGCTGCGGTCATGTCTTCAAGGCTAATTCCAAGTTTATTCCCAATTGGGAGTATTTTTCCTAATGATGAGGTAAGTTCGTCAATTCGTATTTTACCAAAGTTTACGCCATTAAATAGTATATCAGCAGCTTTGGATGCTGTAATTGTTTCTAACCCGTACTCCTTATATTTCCCATTTATCACGTTTAAGGCATCTGTTAAGAGTATAGTAGCCTTATTTACATCCCCAACTCCAGCCGTAGCTAATTTATTGGCAGCATCTATTACCTCAGTAGCCTTAGCTGTATCCCTAATGCCATTAGATACTGTTGTATAGAAAGCCTCAGTTTGTTGCTTTAAATCAGTACCATATTTAGTGGCTATATCCCCAATTAAATCTCCAACTCGCTTTAGTTCAGCTTCGTCAACAATTGTACCTAGTGATTTTATCTCTCTTAGGGATTTATCGAAAGACCTAGCCTTCTCCTCTGCCTCTACAAATTGATCTCCAATATCCTTCACTACTCCAATTCCTGCCCGAATTGTTGCTAGTCCAGCAGCAAACCCTGCCCCAGATACGAAACCTCTCCCAAGTGCTCCCGACGTTAGTCCTTGTTTAAATCCCCCTAAAATCCCCCCTCTTTCTGAGTCCCTCCTAGCCTTCTCCTCTAACTTAGCCCTCTTCTCAATATCTTTTTCTCTAGCCTTTGCCTCCCTATCTACAATACGCAATCTTTTCTCACTCTCTTTTTCTTGAGACTTTGTTTTCCTTTGATCTTCCCTTATTGCTATATCCGCAGATTTCTTATCCAATTTTTCTTGTTTACTATAGAAGTCATTTAATCGTTGTATTTCTGGAGACCTTTTAGTAGCTCTGGATATTATGGCATCAGCCTGTTCTTTAGCTAAATTTCTTGATGCAGGGGTTAGTCTGCTATCTCCTGCGGTAGCTGATTTCCTAGCAAAGGCTTGTTTATTTTTTTCCTCTGTCTCTCTCTTTGACTGCGCTATCCTTTTCTCACTCTCTTTTTGTTCTTCCTTAGTTAGGTTCTTCTCTGCTTGTAATAGGATGTTAATTCCTCTCACCGCATCTTTAGCGTATAAGTCCCCTATTATAGATGTAGGGGATTTAAACTTTCCAACAGCTCCTTCAAATATCTTAGCCCCATTTTTCGGGTTTAAAGTTATTGTCTTAGCTTCAAGCTTAGCTAGTTTAGATTCTAGCTTACTAATTCCAGAACTAGCTTGCTCAACAGAAGAGTTTATTGAGCTTGTTTGAGCTTTCATTACTTTAGCTATTGAGGAAAAATCAATGCCTTTAGTTATTTCAGAAATATTTTTTAAAGATGCCTCTAGTCCAAGGAGGGTTTTCTGTAACCCCTCATCGACACCTTTTAATTTTACCTGTAAATTTAAATCAGCCATATCTCACCAGACTCCTCTGCATCTTCCCAAAACCCACAAAGATTTTCATCAGCTACTTCAAGGCTATGGGGTATAATAAGCCTTCTGAACCCAAACGTCCGAGCCATATACTGCCTCAAATTCCACGATGAAATTCTTAGTTGTCTCATCAACCCTCCATCTCCAGCGAACAGTTTGAGAAGCGTCTTCCATGATTACAGAAGCTAAGGTTAGGTTAGGTAAAACGGGGCTAGTAAGTCCACTACTTGTGTAAACATAGCTAACCCCGTTAGATTGGTCATAGACTGGCATTCCAAGGGTGGGTGTGAATCCTATCCATATACCATCTTTGTAAACATATATTTTTTTATCTGCTGTATTATAGTACGCTGTTCCATTAGGAGCTACCCCTGTAGGAACTGCGCCAACTTGACCTTCAATACCTAGTCCATCAATTAGGTTGCTTAAAATTAATAGATCTTTATTTAGGTTAATTAAGTCTTGTACTGCATCACAGTCAGAGCCTAGATTTCTAACAATTCCATTACTATCTGTTGTACTCATTATTCCTCCAAAAGAATTTCTTTACTATTCATGTCCAGCTCTCTTAAGTAGTTCTGAACATCTTTACTTTCTGCCCTAGCCCCATAAAATGCGGATATTACATCCGATCTTATTCTCTCTAGCCTTCTTGCGGATGTGTGCTTCATATACATCTCAAGTTTGCCAATTGAGTAATCCTCAATTATATCCTTCTCTCTATGTCCATCAGAGACAAGAGAAGTAATTACATAGCCTACTCCTGAGCTTTCCCCGTTTTTTTGAGTAGGCTTCCTTCCAAAAAATCCCAATTCTCCTTAAAGACTGCCTTAGAAATAAATGCAATAGCTACGAAGGGTAATGATCTTAGTTTCTCTACGGATAGGCTTGTAGTAGTAGAGAGAAATCTAATGTAGTTTTCCATTACTTCTTCCTTAGCTAGTGCATCAACTAATCTCGATGTCACTATCGCTATATCCTCAGTGCTCTCAATAGCTCCTGAAAATAAAGCATCTACAATCCCTAAAAATCCTTCAACTTCTTTAGCAACTTTCATTAAGAGCATTAGGGAATTTAAAGTTGCGAATTTAATTTGCACAACTTCATCTCCTAGCTTTATGTCTTTAGCTTCACTGAAAATAAACTTAAATTCGTTATCCACATTACACCCCCTGTTAGTAGATTACTGTTTTGTAGTATGAGTCTAGTCCGTTCCCATCTTTGAATTTGTAGATAAATCCTGATAATTGTATCTTGAAAAAATCCCCGACATTTTGGATATTTTGCACTGGAGATGGGAGGAACATTACTTTAGGTATTTCTATAGTATGTCTTTGCCCTTCTCCTGAACAACTTCCCACTTTGTTTAGGCCTTTAAAAGTTAGGCTATGATATTTAGCTTCTTGATTGACATGATTTATTGTCGTTATGGTTGTCGATAAATAGTCAAAATTAAATTTAATTCTAACTATATCTGAATATTCATTTTTTAGTTTAATTGTATCTGCATAGAGAATCATATACTCTTTTGGTTGAAGTATTGTCTCATCTCCCATGGCATTAAATATTGAAATAGTTAATGTAGATGTGTCGATAGGGCCTGGCATTTGAAAGTATTGTCCACAGCTAACGCCGTTACAAATGTATTGATTAATTTCTTCTGCACCACTTACCATATTTTTACTTGAACTGCCGTATGTAGCAAATAGTAGATTTTCTCTACTGGAAGAAGTTAGTGTGAGATTT